ACTGGGCCAAGAACTCCTTTTGCTTCTTCATTGGGAGCAGATATGGCTCTATTCTTCGGCAGTTTGAGCCAACTATCAACAACCTGTTTCTCACGCTTACAGAAAATGTGAAACTCATATTTACTCAACGCTTTGGGGTCATTCCAATCTATCTTGTCGAGTAATTTTTGTTTCTTAGCGGAGAGATGGTTGTAGAAGTCAGCCCAACTGTAAGTCAAAACTGAAACTACGTCATCGAATACAGGATACCAACGCTTCTCGAGATACTGTTTAAAGTTCTCGACTTCCAATGGATCTGGTTGCGGCACATCTCGACATTGGCGTTTCATAGCTGCCCATATACACCGTGCACATGAATTGTACACGATGACTGGTTTACTATTAAAACCAACTGGCAAGATGCGCTTGCAAGCAGTAACACCATCCTGTTTGCACGTGCAAGGTATTAACTCGAGCGGAGTATCAAAAGGCAATCCTTCCCACTTAACGTCGGGACTGATTGTACAGTTTAACTCGGGTTTCATACCATCTGCAGTGCAAAGACCAGGAACAATTATGTCACTCCTAGTTGCTTTTCCACCAGATCCCTTCGGCCGCGCCGTTCAAACAAGGTCAGTGTCCTCACGAGTGCTAAATTTGCTGACAATTGCCATCTTTACCCTGGCAAACCAATTTTTAGCAGTCTCGTACTCACCTTGTTTTAGACCGTTGAAATTAGACACTAACTCCGTCTCATTTAGAGCGACAAGTGACTTGTCAACTCTGTAAGCTGTTTGGAGACTATGGATAACAAGAGGTAGTGCATATGTATGAAGATCTGAACCCCCACTCTGAACCGATCCTAACTTTAGGAAATCAAGCAAACTTTCACGGTTGATCTGCTTGCTAGTTAGGATAGCCCTCTGTAATTGAGATAGCACACTCGTGGCTATCTTGAAATCCCATCTTAAGGGCTCCACTTCAAGGATATTCTTAACTTGGTTGAAAGGGTTGAGTGAAATATCTTTACGCATAATCTTCCTAATTTTGGTGAATCCACCAGCTACTCTTGTGACCATGTAGCTGTTGTCCTCATCCTTAGGATTAACTAACTGAGTAAAACAATCAACTTCAACAAGTTCATTCTTCTCGAGAGAAACACCCTGTTTGCCTATTACAACAGGTTTGTTGTCAACGTTTCTCTCCTTCTTTACCTTGACTAACTTGCTCTTGGTGGGATTGGACCTCACCTCAGGTTGGGCCTTAGGC